GTTCCGTCCGGGGCTACCGTTATATACGGTTTCTTTCCAATCACTCCTTTATTACATTTGTATGGTAATCCTGCACAAGTATTCACTTCAATCGATTTACTACCAGGTGCTTTTATCCCGGTTATTGCTTGTGCTGTTGTATAAAGGCGCAAATGTCTCAACGAAAAATATCTATGATAAACTTTATACAGATACTTTTCCATACATTCTTTCTCTTGATGTGTGAATTTTGCTGACTTAAAGCCAGCTGTCTTATTCAATGAAACTTCCAAATGATGACGACTCCCTGGAATTATTCTGTCGTCATTGCCATGTTGAATTGCTGGTTGTGTTTCTACTGGAAAAGTTCCATGAATCGGTGATTTTATGAATCCCGGCAAAAATGATACTGCCTGATTTGGATAAGGGGATTCCTTTACGACTTGTCCATATTTAAAAACTGAATGAATAGGATGATTCGGCATTTCAGGTGTTTCCAACGATGTTGTTACAATTCTTGCTTTAAAATCAAATGTTTTGGCTACCTCATCTATATCTTGCTTTGATGCTATAACAACTTGAGCATAACCCAAATCATGATTCGTTCTTGTTATCAAGCCTAAAACCTTTACGTGTAATCTCTCATTATCATGTATAACTGGAGATCCTGAATCTCCCAAACGAGCTGGACTATTGAAATTCATTACAAATTTATTCTCATTTGTCGCAGATGCAAACCATAAACTTTCATACTCACAGTCTGCAAAAATTCTCCTACCTTCTTTCGTTTCAGATAAGATAGTTCTAGAATCTTCATCTCTCATTATTACAGCTTTGCATTTAGTTGTTCTGAAATTCATGTCTGCTTCCTCAACATCTTCTTTCGTCACCCAATTCTTGCTTAATGATTTTGTTGGTCGATGATTTGCAAGATTGATTAATGCCAAGTCATGTCCTTTTATCTTCTTTATATCTTTTGGATATAAAACGTACGATTTTGTCTTTTCAGTGCGATTGTCTCCAATTATGATATTAGTTGGAGTTTTAATTTCTTCAACACAATGCCAATTTGTTAACCACAAATTTCCTTCATATCCTGTTATAATAAATGTGGTATTGTGAGTGTATACTCTCGAAACAGATGTTCCAACTTTGTCTTCAATATCGATGTTATAAACTCCTTTTGAATGGACTGGTTCTTTAGCCAGAGGCTTCTTCTGATCTTTATAATATTGATTTGATAATTTTGGAGAAAGCAATTGTCCTATCATGGCACATGAAAAGAACATGCCAATTAGAGCAATTGCCACAACGAAACCATGTAAAAGAGGAACTGAAATATAATCCAAAATGAAATTTTTTATTGTTCTTCCAATTTGACTTATATATTGAATAGTATGAGTATAAGCCAATCTAATTTCAGTTTTAAGCTCTGTATAAAAAGGCTCATCTTTTCGAATTCTTTCATATTTCTTCAACTTTGCTTGAAGATACTCTTTGCCTCTATCAAAATTATCAGCTAAAAATCCTAAAAGAACCATTGATTCTGTTATGGTTGGTTCAGGTCCGCGATATACAAGTTGACAAACTCCATCTTCTTTGAATTCAAGAAATTCAGTTTTTATATTTCCTTCTAAGACTATACTTGGTTCTTTACTAGGTACAGCCTTATATACTCCATTCGAAACATGCAAAACATAAGGAATAAATCGCTTCATAGATTTCTGGCCATTTATTAAATTCATCACATCATTGTCTGGTTTTGTCTTTGTCAAACATCTAGCAACCTGCGCTACATTCTCAAAATCTTTTCTTAAATCAGAATGATTAATTTTGATATTGGGTTCATTCTTAAGAAGTTCTATCAGTGGAATTCTATCAATTTCTTCATCGGAACCTTTTGAATATGTCTCCAGAGTTTGAACAATCGTATCCAAAGAAATATTTTCATCAGTTTTATCAGCTTTATTCATTATAATTCGAAAATATTCACCAATTAAATGATTGATGCCATCTCGTTCCACTCCTCTATTGAATTGCGTCAAGAAATGTTTTTCGGTATACAAATCCACAAAAGTTGATATTTCTTCCAATGTCATACTTTCCATTTTTCTTGTTCCACATTGCAAGGTTGTTCCTGTCTCATCTGTTGATACTAAAATGGAATATTGGAGATGTTCACATTGAGTTCTACTCTTCTTATTTAAGGCGCACCAGTTGTCAATCTTCTCATTTAAACTTGATCCTTTCGAAGTTTCAACACCTTCACGTAATTCAGTATTGATTAATAAACGTCTTCTCCAGAGTGCTTGATCACAATTAAATTTTTCAATTTTGGGATATGGCGTGTTCGTATTAGAAATCATAATTAAGGCTGATATTAAACGCCCTTTTTCAGACAAATTTGCC